TGCTTGACAACCCTACCCATCAAATGATAAGACGTGTATCGTCTATTGTATTACCTACTATTTTAGGTGGTAATTATGCGTCAGGTGTAGTTAACGCTAAGATGGCTGGTGGTGCACTATTTACCAAACCTTGGTTTTCAAAACTAGCTGCTGATTTAATGACACAGGTAGGTGTTGATGCTACCGTATTAGCACTTAGTGATGTCGGAGAAGATGACAGTATTACTACAGAACTGAGTAATATGTTTCCTGAGACATTTGGACCAAAGGGTAGAATACCTTTGCCTGACTTTTTTAGGACTGCTGACAGTGATAGCCCCGGTATAAGAAAAGTAAAGAACATGCTAGAGTCAGCACCTTTTGCTATGCTTGGTAGTGTTATCGGAGCTTTTATTGATACTAAAAATGGCAAGCAAGCTATGGGCTGGTTTGAGCCTAAAGATAACGTGTCTCAACAATACAAACAAGGTGTATTAAAGTTTGGTGGTGATCCTGATAAGCTAATACGTATACAGGAAATAGATGAACTGCTATCGCTAGGTCGTAAAAACCTAAGTAGACAGAATGAGAATATGCTCATTAACGAAAAGCTAAACTTAGAATCACAGCTAGGTATTGATGATATTGATGGTGCTATGAACCGTCAAGCTGAGATTAATGCGTACGAAGCTGACGCAGCTATAGACAGAAAGATTGCTAACAACTTTGAGCAACTAGAACTAGATATTAATGGTCTAGATCCTGACTTAAATGCTGACTTATTATCTGATGCAGCAAAAACTAAACAGCAAGTACCTCCCGGTAACGTAGCACGTAACATAGCAGATACTACAGCTATCAAAGCTGGTACATCTTCTGGAGATCCAGCACCTATAATTACAGATTCTATGAGACGTAAAGGTCTGATGGTAGGCTCTACAAGTCGTGATGCTGTAATGGGTGTAGGAGAAGCTGCAAGAATGTCAGGTAGATTTGATGCTATTGTAGATGGTGTTAGATTTAGTGCCAAAGAAATGAACGCAGCAGCATGGGGTATCTATATGGATATCATAGATCCTATGTCTACTGTTGACGATGTAAAAGCATTATTCTTAGAAAACAGAGATGTTAAGAACTTGATGCTCGGTAAGTTTAAGATAGAAGTAATTAACGAAGATCAGGCAAGAGCAGCAGCATTTGCTATGCGTGATCTAGTTGACAGATTCTTAGGTAGAGAAGTAACTGCATCATCTGCTAGAGTTATGGATACAGTAGGTAGAGAGGCTGCTACGATTGCAGCATCTATTACTGACATGGCTCCGTTTGTAGATGACGCACATGCTATGGATATTGTACTTAGCAAGCTACAATTCTTAATGGATGAGTATGCACTTAACAAGTATCTATCTGGTTGGTCACTGCGTAACAAAAACTGGTTTGACCAAATACCTCCACGTGATGCAGAAGAAGGTATACAAATATTACTAGATGAGTTTAAGACTGCTGAAAATAGTATACACGCTAAGAATAAGAAGTTTACTAAAACTCTAAAAGAACTACGTAAGAATAAACCAGAAGCACTACGTCCTTTGATTGACGCATATGCACATACTAATGGCGATGTAGATAGTCTTGCTAAACTATACAAATGGGCAGCAGACCAGATCACACCAGTAGGTATGTTAAAGAGTCCTGATCCTAAAAACATGAACTTGTTTGCTAAGGCTGCATGGGGTGTACGATATAACAATATGTTGTCTGGTATATCAGCGTTTAGAGCTGGGTTAGGTAACGGTGTACAACTTATACTTAGACCTATAACAGCTACACTAGGACATGCTGTAACTGGAAACTGGGATGGTATACGACGTACTATATATTATAATGGTGCTGTCTGGGAAACAAACAGACGTGCACTAACTGATGCGTACCAAATGATGAAGAGGACGCATAAAGATCCTACCGCTATGATGGCACAGTTTCGTAAAGACTTTGTATTTAAGACTGACAAAGCTTGGGACATCATGGATGACATGGCTAAGTTATATGAGATTGATGGTAACTGGGGTAGAGCATATCAATTAAAGATGGCATCTAGACTTAAACAGATAGCTGGTATGAGTGGATTACGTTATGGTATGACCGCTATGGTATTTCCTGACGTATTTACAACTACACACCTAGCACACTACTTAGCTAGAGCTAAAGCTTATGATGATGTATTCTACGAATTTGGTAGTATATATGGTCAGGCAGATCTATTGAAGGAAGCAGAGCTAAAGTATTATAATGAGTTTTTCGATCAAGATGGACTTGTAAAAGATAAGACGTTAAAAGCTATGGCTGGTGAAATACAGCTAAACTTAGATGACGGATTAGCTAGCTACCTTACAGATGCTACAACAGCATATCCTATATTAAAAGAAGTTATGGCGTTTCCACGTACAGCTTCTAACTATATGAGAGCTGCTGCATCATGGACACCTATCACATTAATACCCGGTATTAGTAAGTATAGTAAAACTATATATGCTAAAACATCTGATGATATCGCCGAAGCTTTACTAGAACATGGTATTGTTATGGCTAAAGAACCTAATGCACAAGTTATCTTTGAAAACTTACGTGCAGAATATGTAGGTAGATTAGCTTTTAGTAGCTTACTTGTATCTACATTATTTGGTTATGCTATGGGTGGCAACATTCGTGGTAATGGTCACTACAATGCTAGTGAACGTAACAAGCAAAGAGACCAGATGGGTTATGAGCCTAAGACTATACGTATAGGTAACAAGTGGGTAAGTTATAAAGGTATTATAGGTATCGAACATATTTTATCTATCATGGGAGATCTAGCATACTATGCTGGTGACATTGATGAGAACCTACTTGAGAACTGGGAGTCTAAATTAGCTTGGACTATCGGTGCTACATTCTTAAACGAAACACCTTTAGCTGGTGTAGAGCCTTTGTTTGATGCTATTAACGGTAACGTACGTGCATTTAACAGACTTGTATCACAGAGTATATCATCATGGATTCCAGCTAGTGGAGGTCTTGGTGTTATTTCTAACGCTATAGATTCTGCACAAAAAGATATTAATGGTGAGATCACTGCATTTGTTAAGAACAGACTACCCGGTCTAAAGAGTCAACTTCCTAATCAGATAGATATATGGACAGGTGAGCCTATCAACGATATAGATAATCCATTCTTACGTGCACTTAATGCTATTAGCCCTATACAGGTTAATGGGTCTAATGAACCTTGGAGAGAGTTTCTACAGGATATACAGTACAGAGGCTTAGGTATACTTAAGTTTGACTCTACTGGATCATACGAATGGAAACCAGAAGACAGAGAAATTATAAATAAATATATTGGTGAGCAGAAACTGTATAAAGAGATTGAGCGTATCATGAAACGCAAAGATTATCAGAAACAGATAAAAGCTTTAAAGGCACTGAGAAATCAGAACAACCAAACCAATAAAGATAAAATAGAATTAAAAACCACTTTACTACCCATACACCAAGATCTTAACCAAGTCATTCGTGAAGCTTTAAAGATAGCTGAAGCGAGATACTTACGTGAGCATCCACATGTACAAACATCTATCTATAATGCACAACAGGCTAAAAACCGCATGAAGGAAGGTAACGTAGAAGGTGCGGGTGAAATACAAAAGAAAGATCTAGAAACTAAACAACTTATAGAATACGGTAACTAAAGCACATGGCTGTTACACAAGACTCTTATCCGGGTAATGGGACTAGAACCGATTACCCTTTCACATTTCCATATCTTAAGGCATCTGACGTAAAAGTTAGTCTGGATGCAACGGCAACGACAAATTTTACATTTCTCAATGCCACGACAATTCAATTCACGGCACCGTCTGGAGGAGCCACCGCTACGCAAGAAGCTGGTGGTGCTCCTAAGTCTGGTGTAAACATCAAAATATTTAGAGAGACAGGTATCGACAGCCTATCAGCTACATTCTATGCTGGTTCAGCTATAAAGTCAGAAGATCTTAACGATAACTTTACTCAGAACTTATATGTAACACAGGAAGTTAATGGACGTTATGTTAGTGCCCTTGGTGGTACTATGGTTGGCGACCTTCACATGGGAGAAGATGCTAAAATTAGTTTTGAAGGTGCAACAAATAACACTAACGAAACAACAATTACAGTAGCTGATCCTACCGCAGATCGAACAATTACGTTTCCTGATACAACAGGTACAGTAGTAACAACTGGTGATACTGGAACCGTCACAGGCACTATGCTTGCTGACGGAACAGTGACCTCTACAGATATTGCTGATGACACTATAGTAAATGCTGACATCAATGCGTCAGCAGCTATAGCCGGTACAAAAGTAAATCCTGATTTTGGTAGTCAGAACATAGCTACAACTGGTACTATTAATGATTTAACTACAACAGAATTAGCTATCTTAGATGGTGCTACTGTAACTACAGACGAGCTAAACAAGCTTGACGGGGTAACTGCTACAACAGCAGAATTAAATATTGTAGACGGTGTTACAGCCTCTACAGCAGAAATAAACAAACTTGATGGCGTAACTGCAACTACAACTGAATTAAATTTATTAGATGGTGTTACAGCTACTACAACTGAACTAAACTTACTAGATGGTGTTACAGCTACAACAGCAGAAATTAATCATGTTGATGGTGTTACTGGTAATATACAAACACAACTAGACGCTAAACAACCATTAGATTCTGAGCTTACAACTCTATCTGGTATGCAGTCTGGTACAGCATCTAAACTTGCTGACAGTACAGCTCTTACATCTGACATAGCCGATCTTAACCAGATTGACGGATTGACTAAACAAACTACCATATCTGACACAGATGCCAGTTTTCCAACATCCGGAGCTGTAGTAGACTATGTTACAGATAGAATAGATGAGATAGGTGGTTTTGAAGCAATAACAAACGAAACACAGTTTCCTAACACACAACCTGTTGCCGGAGTTGCGATAAGTATTGCAGACGCTGGAGGCATTGTTGTAAATAGTAGTGGTACAAGTACATCAGGTACGACTGTAGGCGGTACGACTGTAACAATTAACGGTATAGCTTCTAACTTTAATAGTTCTACTGTAGCTAATGGTATACGTTTTATTGTAACATCTACAGGTAGTGGACATGTATATAATTACCACAAAGCTACACTAAAAGAAGATGACCTTGTAAGTCTTAGTGGAGACATAAATGACTTTGCAGAAAGATATAGAGTTGGTTCTCAGAATCCTGTAAATGATCTTGATAATGGTGATTTATTCTTTAATACTGGCACAGGTAAAATGCTGGTATATAATGGAACTAATACTGCATGGGAAGAAGTACAAAGTATAGGTAA